ATAACTGTGCCTATAATATTAAGCACATCAGGAGACTTGAATAGTGTTATAAAAAACATCGCTGTATATATTATTGTATTGAGAATATAAGATGTTACTTTACGACCTGTAAGTCTTTTTTTTCTACGATCTTTCATATTAAAATTCCAATTTTATAAGTTTAGTTATATCTTTATCTTTTAATAATTTTACTTTTCCATTTTCAACGTCAAAACATTCCCACATATTAGCATTTTTTCTAATAACATTTATATAATGACCGCCACCTGTTTTATGTATGATACGTGCAATCCAATACACATTCTTCTTTTCATTATATTTACTAAAGTGTAAATTATTTGTTATAGTTGCATTTATTACAGATTGCAATTTATCCAATAATAAAAAAGAGGCTGTATTTATGCTACAATCGGGATTACTAAGATAATTATAACATTTATTTTGAATGATTAAATCATTCATATCTTTTGGTGTAAAAGATTTATTCAGATGCTCTTGAACTATATTAGCGATAGAAGTAACCAAGCATCCCCAACGCCAGAGATAATCTATCCATTTTCTATGTTTTTCATGGCATTCAGTCATTATTTCTTTCGCCCATTTTTTATCTGTTTGTGTATTCATTTTTTTATCCTTAAAGCATTATGTAAATGTATTTCGTCTTCATAACTACAAGACGAACAATATTCTATCAAAATTTTCTCTTCTTGTCTATATACTTCTTTAATTTTAATTTCACCTTCTGGACAATAAGGACATTTCATCTAATCTCCATTATGCTGTAAATAAAATATACAGCTTTCTATTTTTAGATATTCTAACATTTCATTTGTATTTTTAGATAACGTATTATATATTCTAAGTCCTCCACGTTGATGCCATTCGTTCAAGGGCAAAATAACTTTTGAATTATCATAAAGATTTTCTATTACTTCTGTTCCCTTTCTCATATATATATTAACTACGTTCTGTTTAAATGTTACCCAGTCATTATGATTTTTATATCTATACAAATCATTATTATGAATATACCGATCAATAGTTATATCTTCGCATGCATCACTCATTGCAATTGCGATTAACTTATAATATTTTACATCAGCTTTTATTTTAGAATAAGAAACTTGTAGACCTTTTTCTTCAATATATTCTTTTAATACAATTTCGTATAAATTACATAATTCTACAACCATTGCATTTTTCATGTCAATTGCATAATTAGTTTGAGATTTAACTTTTGTCATTTCTCGATCTTCTCTTGATATAGATACCCATTTTGTTCTAATAGTATATCCCCCAAAAGCTAAAAATAAAATTATTGTACCCATAAATATAATTTTCCATAGCTCTAAATTCTTAAATATTTCTATAAATTTCATTCTCTCTCCTCTACTTTATTTAATTACAGAAAAATCTATTTGATATTCTCTTATATCAAATTCATTTATTTTACTTTTATAATTCATCATCTATAGTCCATTGAAATTCAATTTTTGCAATAGTATTAGCCGCTCCATTTGTCCCTGAAACAGAAAAAGAAGTGTTTGCCATCCGGTTAAACGTTGGAACTTGACCTGCTCCTGCTGCGGTATCTATTTTATCTGCAGTCCCAGCATTATCATATGTTGTAATCGTATAACTATTTGTTCTACTTGCAACCGATAAAGGGATTAATCCTTCTACTGTATGTGCTGTACTAGGAAGTCCATCAAAATAAAGAATATATTCTCCGTCATCTGTAATAGTTCCCGGAGCTGTATCTATATTATATGATTTTTGAAAAAATCCTTGACAAAGGCGTGTCTCATCTTTATTGTTTCTAGCAGTATAAGTTAATGGAAGATAATTATTTTTAATAAGTCTTATTTGACTTACATAAAACTCATCATTAATTGCAGCATCAACATCATCAACCCATACAAATAGCGCAAGATTAGCCATGCTTGCAGTATCAACTTCAATATTACCGATTGTAAATAATTGATAACTATCAGTAATTGCCATATTTGCAGGAGTATTTTCATACGTCCAATTTGCGACTAATGTAGGATTTGTCCCTGCCCCATTCCAGACACTTACTACATCGCTTGTTATTGTATCTGCATCTCCATCCCAACTAATAACTGCGGCTCTAATATTGTCTATATTTGACCCTGCGTTTACTTTTGCTTGAAATCCGATTGAAACTATTTGATCTGTTAATTTAATTGCCTCTTCATTTTCAATGAATCTACAAAATCCAAATTTTTTATTTGCTGTCCCTACAAGATGCTTAATTGCATATAATGATCCACCCGGAGCATCTGTGTCTCTGGAAACCTTAACAATATCGTTTCCATCACTTAGTAACAAATGTTTATCCATTGTGTAAGAATCATCATCATTTGGATATAATGTCGCTGCTGTTATTGTTGTGCCTCTTTGTGCAATTGCACCATCTGGATTTATTATAAAATTATGATAATATTTTTCTGCCTCATCTGTAGGAATAATAACCCAATAGTCATTGCTATTATCCCACCAAAGACGTAAATATCCATATACTTCACCAATCGCAGGATCAGTTCCATCAAGCCTTTTTAAACTTTTTGCACCTAAGTAAGTTCCTGTAGTTTGCCCAATATTTACGGTAACCGTAGTTGATGTATTTAAAAGCGCTCTATTGACTTCTACAATTGCTCCATCCATTGACGCATATGCATCGGCAACTCTTATTCCTGCTGCACCTGTAATTGGAGTTAATTCAATACTGTTTGCAGTAGCTGAATTATCTTGAAAAGATTGAGCTGAAGTTCCATTGATAAAGGCTGCCATTGATACTTGATCAGGGGTTTTTAAAATGCTTAATGCTTGCGCTGAATAAGTAACTAACCCTTGAAGCTCATTTTTATGATCATTATATTCTGCTGCAGTAAGTTCCCCTGTAGCTCCGGGGGTGCTGTCTGTTTTATCGTTTATGTTTAACATATTTTCTCCTTTAAATTAAAATTGCTTCATATACCCATGCACAATTACCAGGTAATGACTCTCTTAATATTTTATTTAATAATTCTTGAGTTGCCTCTGGAATTATAGGTTCAAAAAAACTAATAGGAAAAGAAATAGGAAATTGATTATTTGCTGGGGCTGCATCTAATTCTATTTTTATATAATATAAAAAATTTCTCCTTCCTGTAGATAATTGAAATTCTATAGGGAACGGATAAGGAAACCCTTCTCCAAAAAGTCTATCAATAGCTCTTTCAATCTCAATCTCTATACCAGTCATGAGATATACATAATTTTCTACTGTTGAATACTCATCAAAAGAAGTATATTCTTTCAATTGAGTTACTGGATATTTTGAAATTTTCCTTTTAACAGCGTTTCTTCTTTCAGCAATAGTTGTTAATCTAGGAATAATCTCTGGAATTTTCACGCTTGTTTCCCATTCTTCGAGAAGTTGATCTACTGTATCAATATTCACATTTTTTGCTAAGTCTTCAACTAATCCAGTTAATATTTTAATTGGCAAGGCTAAACATAATAATAATTTATATATCCAGCTATTAGAATCAAATCTATTTGCTGTTAACTTTCCTTTCGGCATTGATTGTGCAAGATAGTTTTGAGCTTTTTCATCATTAAATTTTTTAAAAGAATTAAAGCTTTTCATTAAAAAGTTACCGTTCCTTTTATGAATAATTCTCCATGATCTGCTGATAAATCCGCGGATGGAGAAGTCATCGTATAGTCTGTTAAAAAAGCGCCTGCAGAATCTTGAACTTGATCAAGAAATGATTCTATTGTATTTAATTTTGTTTCACTCCCAACATCAGCATTATCCGTAAAAAAAGAATCTAATTGTTCGCTAATTGCATTTTGCATAGTTATTGTATTAGGGGTTATTGCCGTAAAAACAAAATTAACTGCAGTTAAAGTTGGGGCTAAAACAAAAAGATTATCTGGTGTATTTCTCGAAGTCCAATTGCCATCGTCTATTATTTGCTGTTTTGTTTCCGCCAATTTTGCAGCGCTAGGAGTAATTGAAAAATCATTGTCTCTTAATATATATACAACTAATTCGCCTAAATTTGGAAGATATCCTGCTGTGCCTCTTATTCCTCCAGTTATAACATATCCATCTTCTGTTACCGATGGGTTTTCTATATATACCCTTGTATTTCCAACTATTTTTTTACAAGAATATTTTATCATTGAATTTGACTCTGTCCCTGTAACTATAGTATGAGATTCACCAACTCGTTCTCTATAATCTTCTATTTCTTCTTCTTCTAACCCCCCTTCAATTCCATCAATACCAACATAAGCGGTATCATCTATATCCACTACATCTATGCTAAGTGCGCTTCCTGCAGCAAGATTAACATCATTGCCAGTTTCTACGCTTTCAATATCTAGTAGCGCATAATCACTTGTATAACTCCCGTTGTCTGTTGTCGCGGGGCTTACAGAAACTTCGTAAGTAAAAGTAATAGAATCAAGAACGGTTATTTCAAAAGTTCCGTTGTATTCAGTTTGTACGGCATCTGAAATAGTAACCTCTAATCCTGTTGAAAGCGAATGAGTTACGCTTGTGACCGCGGTCACTATTCCAGCGCTCTCTGATAACGATACAGTCCCATTATAAGTAATTACATAAGAATCTTGAGTTACAATATAATTTTTCCCAATAGCAGTTAATGGAGTATCTGTTTCTACTAATGTTCCTAATGTTCCGCCAACAGAACAAAATCCATTAGATTTTTGAGCTTCATATCTTGTTGTCTTATCGTATTCGCCAACTAATTCAAGATATGCATCATCTGATGTCTGCCAAAACATTTGATCTACAGCATCGTCTACGCCTTCTTGAACTCCAACTGCAGCAATTGCAGAAGCACCGGAAACAGCACGGCCTAAATTTGCCTCAACTGTAGGATCAACTTCTGGTAATTCCTTGTTAAATTTCCCGATTACAAGATTAAATAAATCTTTAAATGTTTTAAGTGTCAAGCTCATTTGTATTTCTCCATAATTTACTATATCTTTTTACATTATCTCTGCTTATTTTTATCGCCCCTTCAATATTATCCCCATTAACTTCAGCCGTAACCTCTTTTGCAGAATCAATAGCAACAAAATACTTCAATGCATCCTCTGCATACGCAGCCATTTCATTTTTATCAGAAATTGTATTTCTTGCTTGGTATTTCAGATACATCAATGACCCTACTTCATATCCATTTTGCTTGGTTATCAAATCTCCCATCCAACCTTGACGACTTCTTGCACTTGCAACATCATCCGAGCTTGATCTTTTATCTAGAAATAATTGAAAATTAAAAGCAGTTTCCATCCCATCAACTGATTCAAATTTTTTATTGTCTTCGTCAATTACAAGGTCAAACGTAGAATCATTTAACTGTATCACGCTAAAATCTTGCATTAAGCACTCCTTGATTTATTTTGCCCGGCATCTGTTATTCGAACATCCGTATAATAAGTTGATACACTATAAGGTGGAGTCGGAATTGTGCCTGTCATCAATATCGAAACATTGTTTTTATCAGTAGTTCTTAACGGTTTTTCATCTTCAAGCAAAATGTATTGAGTAGTAGCATTTATATATCCTGTTCCTGTTGCATTTATAGTTGTACTCCCATCGCTTCCATTGGTTATAGAAATTTCCATATTATCAAGATAACACTTATTCTCAGATACGTCCATTGCTTTCTCTGATGGAGGGCTAACAATTGTTATAGTCCCTGAATGAGCAGGATTTCTAAAACTTATTGTCATTCCTTCAACTGCATGATATTGTTTAATATAAGCACCTATAAGAAGTCCTTCTGTCAAAATAAGAAAATGATTTTTTAATAATCCATCAACTAAAGTATTTAAACTCAAGAATGTCTCCTTTCAAATGGATCGTCAATTGTTGGTAATCCATCTTGATCATAATAAGAAACTCTAAATATTTCTGTCACGTTATCATCTTTATAATAAATTTGTTGGTTACTAACCATTATTCGACCACCTTT